CATTGTACTCTCCTATCCGAGGAATGAAAGTAACGCGCCAAGTCCGCCTCCGGCGGCAGTACCCATCGGTCCAAACAACGAGCCCAGACTTGCGCCTGACGCCGCGCCGCCCAACGCGCCGAGGAACTTGTTCTGCTGCGGCATCGTAGCCGTCGTGGTCGTACTGCCACCCGGAATGCCACTCAACATCGCCATGATTTCCTTCGACTGAAGGAATGGCGCAAGTTGATCGTACATATATTTGTTGACATTTTCGCTCAGCAACGACTGTGTCATTCCCTGCCGCACATCACCGACGCCCGACTCCGTATACGCTCCGACGGGCTGCGTCGCCTGCGTCTGTGGTAGCAGTCCCAGCGCCTTCAGTTGCGCATTGACCTTCGTCGCATAGGCGTCACTTGCGATCTTCGACCCCACATCGCCCGCGGCCTTCCCCGTCTCTCCAATGGCGAGGCCTTCGGCTATACCCTGACGAGAGCTACCAAAGTTGTTCGTTCGTTCCGCCGAATCGCGAATCCCCGGTAACGCCTTCCGTTCTAGATTCTCATACAGCGGGCGTGTGGCCGCATCAATCGAACCTTGGACGATTGGATCGTTCTGTACGTCGAGCGCTCTTGAATTGAGCCATTCAGCCGTAGTTCCAGATCCTAAGCCAGCAAGAGCGTTTTGGCGTCCAGAAGCTCGAAGCGCCTCCTCCTGTCCCGCCACCTGACTGGGATCGAACCCCGCAATCGTCGAGCCGGGATACTGCTTCGGTACGCTCGCCGCGAAACTCGTGACGCCCGGCATCGCAAGATTCATCAGCTGGCGCTGTTCTGGCGACAATTCATACGTCGTAGTTTGCTTCTGTTCCTTAGAACCGCCACCCATCGAAGTATCCTCTCTAATGTACTTTTGACTGGTGAATGGTGCGCGTCAAGAACACACCCTCCTTGCGAAATCCATGCTTGAGCATGATCGGCTCCCAACCAAAGCGCCCCAACACTTCGGCCTCATCACACTTCTGTATCCTCGCATACTCTGTGAACACCGTCTCGACGATTCCCGGCATGTCCTCCGTCAACGTCCCACCTGTCCAGAACAGCGTTAGTACGCGCATCGCGGGGAACACATTGACCATCGTGAGTATCACCATGATCGCCGTTGGCGGCGGACCAATTCCCCACAACTGCATTCGCCCATCGACGCACGCATCGTAAATGGCATTCTTCGTCCATCGCCGCCACGTATGGGGAACGCTGTCTAGCATCTCTTCGAGTTGTGGCCAGAACATGCAGAATTCGTCCACCGTGAACAACGTCATCACGCAACGCTGCGGCTTCGCCGTCACCGTCTCGACGCTCACAACTTTACCCATACGCCACCCGTCCGTTGATACAACCCGCGTCCGCCGCCCGGATTCCAATCCGTTCCGTCCGCGAACACCGTCATGCCATCTACAAGAAACGTTGGGGGTGCATAGGTGACGTTGAACGTCACACCGTCCACGACCGCCGTCGCCTGTGCGATACGAAGGAACTCATCCTGTACCCACCGACGGAGTCCATCCGTATCAACGTCCGCCGGGCACTGCGTAGGAATATATGGCATCAATACGGTCCAATCACTTCGACGTTCATCGAGTACCCATCGAGCCGCCACGGTGCAGCCGTCGTGGCAGAGAACTCAATACTAACGGCCTTCCCGCAGCCGGGGAGGTTTTCGTTGACGATAGTGTTGACCCATAGATCGGTGGCTGGGTCGAACGTCGTGTAGTCCTGCCACGTCAGCGTCCCGCCCACCAACTGACGGAATCCCACCCGGAGCTTGATCGGCGCACCGGACAACTTCGGCCAGACGGAGTCCACCATCTTCATCTGTTTGAAGTCGTTTATCAACTCCCCACTACGTTTCATCCCCACCACACCGAGATCTTCCCGGATCAGAATCGGCGCGAACGGTACACCATCCCGCGTCGTTCCAAGGTCCAGCTGATAGAACTTCGTAAAGTCCGGCGCACACAATACGATTTTCTGGCGGAACACCTGGGACCACGGACCCGTATCTTCCTCCCACAAATCCGTCCCGTCTGACCACGCCTCCGGGTCAACGCCCTGAACGTCGCCTAGCGCCGCATTGCGGAACGTAATGCCGGGCGCGTAGCTAATCGCACCAACTCCGTTCTTGGCGTTCCAAATCAACGCTCGCGTTGGCTGTAGCCGTCCGGCCTCTGGAAAACAGAACCAAATTTCGTCCTTGGCCTTATTGAGGAACAAGAAACTCGTATGCGCCTCGTCCTTATTAAGAGTCGCAAACAATGTAATACGTTGCCGATCCGTGAGGATACTTTGCGTAGTATTCCCGTTGTGAATAATAATATCGTCCTGCGTCACCACTACGTGTTTCGTACCAGTCAAATCCATACATACGCACCGAGGCGCCAGTATCCCCGTATCCGTCAAAAATGGGTCGAATTGAAAAATGTATTGGCCCCCGATATAGCTCATCTTCCATACGCTTCGCTCCTTGTAGATGAACATCGTGTTACCGAGCTGCATTGCTTCAAGGATTTCGCCACTATTCACGTCCGGCAAATCCTTCCGTCCACCCTCCACTGCCGGATTGCCGTACTCCCAACTTGTCGGCAACGTGCCGGGTCCGGCCGGATTCGACCACTGGACCAGATGCGGAAGTAGGTTCGGCGTAAACGTCGTATCCTTAATGTTGAACGCCACGAGGTAACTGTTAAAGTTCCGTAGGATCTTCGCGCTCATCGTCGTGGGCCACGCCGTGAGATTCTGAAGCTTCAGCGTCAACGTCGGAACGCCGGTCCACATCTGCGGCGGGTCCTGACCGTTATTCAATATCGGCGTTCCACCGAACACCACGCCGTTCCAGTTTTCAGTGAGTGTTGGAGAGTACGGGCCAGAGGCCCGAGTAATCTCGGCGTGTACGTTTCCGTCAAAGACGAACGCCCGATCGGTGCTCGTATATAACCACCACGTCTGCGACACGCCCTTGAATGGGAGGGCGAAATGGGGCGGTGCCAGTGGCGTGTAGAATACCCACTGCCAACCGTCGAGCACTGCCGGTGCCCCACGCTCGTAGCGAATATTCTCCGCGAACGTCCACGCCTCCGGGGGAAGCATATGGGCGGCTATATCATTGATTTGACCGATTTTGGCCAAATCATTGATTTCGACCACTGGCATTTCCGTCTCCTTACTTCTTCGTGTTAGGATGCAACGGCGACGTAGCTGGCTTCGTATCCACGACGTTGTTCGGCTTAATCGAGGAACCAGACGCCGTGGCGTGGCCCGCCTCCGGAGCTTTTCCCATTCCTGCGGCCCCCGGCAACGGTTGACCCGGCTTTGGGCGATTGGGGTCCGACAACTTATCGTCCGGCGTCAGATCCATCGGGACTGCCGCCTTCTGCTCTTGATCGTACACCAGCGGGCGCTCAGCCTCCTTTATCCGGATCTCGCCGCCCGGTACGAGTGTGAGGCGGGTTTCCGCCGTCTCACCTTCCAACACGTATTGACCGCCGGTCTGAATGCCATTCGCATCGTGGACCGTAATCGTGGCCTTCGACACGGTCTTATCTCCAACGTGCGGCAACATCTTCACAGTAAAGTCCATTCGAGTCTCCTTGTGGTTGACGTCTCAACATCCCGGAGCACCTTTGCATATACTCGGCGGCGCTGGCGGAATCGGTGGAAGTGGTTCTACTCTGCTCTCATCGTAACGAGGGAAAGTGCAGTGGACCGCCACCTCCGGCGACGGCCGTAATTAGAGCAATGAGCGCGAGGAGCAACACTATGACCCACACTCCTTGCTTGACCTTCTCCGGAATGGGCGTAATGAACTGCTCAATCACCCATATCGCAACGTAGATTACACCACACAGCAGTATGAGTGCTATGAGGAACCACAGAACGCTAATTGCTACTGCGACCATCGTTTCCTCCTCAATCCAGACACGCATCAGTGCGTATCACGGTATTCCGAGTCCTACCCGTCACCAACACGTCACTAATGCGCTTCTCCTGTACGACCTTGCCGCCCGGGCAACTTCGCTCGAACGCTTGTTCCTGATACACCCACTGACCGCCCCGGCAGTCGGTCAATCCGAGCGCGAGTATCGCCATACAAATCTTCACTGACATATCACCGGCTCCCACTGTCTGATGTTAGCGCGAGCACGAGCATAAGCAGAAATGTTAATCTGCATACCCGACACAGCGCGCCTCGGTTGATCGGCAGGATCACGAACCCAAATGCCGAACAGACTCTTGACCTGATCTTTGTATGCTTCATCGACTGCTTCATGCGCGAGTTGGATTAATCGGTCTTTCTCCTGCGGAAAGAAGCACGGCATCGCCGCCTGACCCTGCGCCGCCGTGACGGCGCGATACACGCCGAACGCCAACAGCGCAAGCGCAAAAGCCAATAATGTGACAGACACCTTAATCACGTTGTTGACCATATAACCTGTCGCGAATTCGGACCAATCGTAGGCGGCGTTCCACCCACCAAATCACTCACCGGCACATTCGCCACGTCCGAGAAGGATACGAAATCCACCGTAGTACAGAGATACATCGTCGAGTCCGACGTACGTGTTCCAGCCCAATTACGACCAGAGCCGGACCACGTATAGGCGCTGCGAAGCCCTGGTATCGTAATCTTATTGCCAGTCAAATTCGTATTGAACGTGAACGTGCCGCCACCAGAGCCAGCGATGATGAACTTAAACGGATCGTTGCTGTACGGCATACAGACGTTGCCGGGCGCATTATTTCCGCCGCCAAGACTCGCGACCATCGCACCGAAGAACGTCGACCACTGGAGTCGATTGAGGTTGATGTTTACAAACTCATTCGAACTACTAACATCGAACGTATTAGTGGTCGTCGGCTCCCACAGACAACAATGAATGCACGGCACAGTCGGGGAGAACCAAGGCGTACCGTCCCTGTACGTCCATCCATTCGACGCGTTGAACGAATAAATCGCCGGAGCTAGGACCGTCGACTTACCGTACATCGTATGTAGCGCTTCAAAGTCGAACGCCATCGGACCCTGCGGGTGGTGTCCCGTCGCAATCGTCAGCGCCGCAATGGAGCTACCCGGATAACTGTGGTAGCTCATGATCGTGTAACTGCGGCAATCGAAGGTTGCATTCGGCATCGCCGGCGCCTCGTGACTGTGCTTCAAGCCGTGCGCGTGACCAAGCTCGTGCAGAACTCCTGTACCTTCATACGTCCCGTCAGAATACGCCGCAATAGAGAACCGCGTATTGCCGAGCCAAATATCGCCCGCCTCCGTCGTGTTACCCGGAAAGTACCCCCACGCCGTTGACGGCAAGTTGCTGCGCGAGATCCTAATATCAGCGTGAATGCTCGACGTCTCATCCAGCTGACCATATCCCATCGTCGTAACGTAGGCGTACCGTCCGACCATCGCATCGACGGAGGCTCGTTGCGATCCACTCAACGTCACGAACGTCGTCATTTCGCCACTAGCATAGCTAGCGCCGCCGAACTCAAACTCCGCTGGCGAGTCCGGATAGCTCCACTTAATACTGTTCCCTGTCCAGCGCGAACCACTGAACATTGCATTAACGTTCGCATCAACGTGCGATCCGCTATACGACGCCGATCCTGCTGGTCCGTTACCACTCATCAGAAGTATCTCCATGTATCGCCCGGCAGAATGCCATCAATGCTATCGACCGTCAGCATTCGGAGGTTCTGATTATCATTCAAGATTTGACGAATTTTCCCCGTCGCCTCGCCACTGAGAACCTCCAATCCCCACCGATACGACAACCTCCGTAGCGGCGGTGAGTCCGCCGTGACAATCACATACTGCTCATCGCCATCAATGATAGCATCGAGTACCGTATATACTTCTTGCACGTCTGGCGGTTGTGGCATCGTCTCGTCCTACGTTATTGTCATTGCGAACATTGGACCCCACGTACTCGTATCGTACTTGGCCTCGACGGCGTACGTACCGGGCGTCAGCGTCGGCATGGCATTGAACGTAATCGTCGTCGCGCCACTCGCCGCCTCGGGCGTCGTAATGGCGTGATAGCCAATTCCGCCGATGTTTATCGGCATTCCATTCAGCTTCAAATACACCTTCCGGCCTGCGACCGGCGGCGTGTGAAAGTCGATCAAAAGGTTCGGCGTCGCCCCGACGCTGAGCGCTGAGACTGTCGGCGCTTCGAGTCCGGGTCCGGTAATGGTCGAATCATTGAACACCCCAGCCGCAATCTGCGCCGGGGGTATCGCTGACCACTCTGGCGCATTGCGCGTTCCCGCTACCCACGGATTTCCGAGCGTGAAGCCCCACCTTGCGCCTTGCCACGCAATGATCGTCAGATCAGACATACACTCAATATCGTCCCTGAACTCCTCCTCCGTCGGCAGCGCCAAGTAATCCCGCTGCGCTTCTCCCTTACGGTTGCTGTAGTACACAGCCCGCCAGAACGCTAGGACCTGCCCATCCGTACACGTCGGCACGGCGCTCGTGACAAGCCCGCCGTAGTACGACGAATTGAACTGAGCAAGACCCCGCGTGTAGCCCTGATGAATTTCCGGCGCACCCTCATAGCTGGCGATCTTGACGTGCGCCAACTCCGGCTGCTCACGCAACCTAGCCACGTAGTTGCGGAAGTTCGCCCGCATCCACGGAATGTTAACGTGCTTGCCGTTGTAGTCCAGCATTTGCTTATTCGAATCCAGATACGGACCTTCGTCGTTGTACATGAAGTTCATAAACTCGGTCAAATACGGCTCCTGCGCCGCATTGCGGAAGTGCATAATATTGGCCGATCCAACGCCGCCGAGCTGGTTCGAATCCATGTTGATCGTGAACGTTTTTCCGGCCTTGTTTGAATTCGTAACCACGAACGGCCAAAGTTCGATCAACCTCTGATCGCCCCAAATCTGCACCACGTCCGTAAAGATCACCAAATCCCCATCGTTGAATTGATGCGGCGTCGTCGAAACGATGTTAGTTGTGTAGGGGTCTGCCGAATTGACGGCATGACTCGCAAGTTGAACGACATTGCCCGCCGCCGCATAACCCGCCGTCGTACTCACGAAGTGCAAATTATGCCAATGCGCCGTCGGAATGTGATAGTAACCCGGCGACACATAATCGTAGTTCGCGGCGAAGCACTTGGTAGGGTCTCGATCTGTCGGCCAATATGGCGCACTCGCCTCTGGCGGAACCTTATTCGTAAAGGCGAAATGGACGTCACCCGGCGTCCGCCCCGGATACTGCGCGTGATACCACGTAGCGTACAGCGGCGGAACCAAATAAGCGCCAGTAGTCTCCCCATCCCCCATCGCGCCGCACGTACCGCGCGTGGCGAACACCACATAATCACCACCACCGAACGTACCGTTGCCGCTGTCGTGATATGCTTTGCCCTTGATGCCAAAGTCCCATTGCGCCATAACGCGCTTCAACCGATGCTTCTCCGCCGGGTACGCCAATTCGATGTCGCGCCACATATGGATCGACCGCATCATCGTGCCATCGGTCCACGAATTGCCCCTCCACCGCCACCACGATTGCGCGTAGTGGTACGACGTACAGACGCCCGCGTTGAAGCTCTCATTGGCGTTCTCAATCGCAATCGAACATCGTCCCGGCAGCTTCGGCCACCCATTGATGCCCTCGAACGAAGCCTTCGCGAACCCAATAGCGTAGTTGTCGAGTGGGTCGTAGTCAGGATCAATCGACAGCATTCCCATACACGGCAAACAGTACCACGGATTGATCGGCCCCTTCGTGTCCTGCTGCCCCGTCTCAATAATCCGCTCTTCCAGTTCGACGTGCAGCTTGACCTGGAACTCGACCGGGAGTAGATTTGTAATGGGGAACAACGACCCATCATACCACTGTGAGGGGAATAACCCGCACCACGCGCCCCATTGTGCAACGTCACCAGCAGCGTTCCGGTAAGCGCCGACGTCTTTGTGAAAATACATCGTGCGAACATTGATGTAACCACTCGTCGGATGCACCCCACCAAAAACGTTCGAGAAGCTCGCCCCAACCGGCACGTAGCCGCCTTGACAGAGGATAGGAAATCCCTTGCCACTCGGACCATCGCGCGTCCCGCCCGTACCAACCTTCATGTACGCGAGAATCGACAAGCCGCCATACGGCGCAATGATCGGCCAGAAGCCCGTCGTATCAATATCAATCTTGTAGTGGCAGTTGTCGATCCGCTCCGTGATCGTAACGATACGATCATTGAGTTCCATACACCCCGCATTGTCGAAGAAGTTGTGTGCCAGCAACTTATCGCCAACATGCCAACGACGGCCACGAAGCAACGTAACAATCGGATTCGCCTTAAACTCGATGCCAGCAACATTCCCCGTCATGCCGTAGTTGACCTGCACGACCGCCCCACCGGGGAACGCCGGATAAGCTGCCGTGAACGCCACAACCGTAAACGTCGTCGGCGACGGAACGGCGACCACCTGAATGGTCGAACTGTCAAAATACTTCCACGGACTGCCAGTCGGTGACGTTGTCGAAATATACACCGTCTCTCCGACGATAAATCCGTGTGGCGTCGCCGTCGTAACAACCGGCGCTACGCCTGTCCCCGCATCATAATTGACCAACGTGATGTTCGTAACAGTAATGCTCGGTCCATTCGCCTGTTGCGCCTTCGTCCCTTGCGCCGTCTCCCAATCTTCCGGGATTTCGACGCGCACCATTTCCCCATGTTTCATATTCGCGGGCGTACCCGCAACGCCCGCTACCGTGTACAGCGGCTCTCCAGTTCCAGCGACAAAGCTCCGTACCGCCGTCGTGTATGGGAGTATCTGGGCGCGATTCGTGCCCCAAATCATCGCATTCGGACTCGCAACCGTTCCGGCAGTGCCGCGATCCCGGAACCTCACTTGCCACGCCAGATCAAGAACGCCATTCATAATCTGATACCGAATCCACGCCGGATTCAGCTTGATAATCATATCCTTGTACGGCTTGCGCCAAATCTTCCCAGCCTTCCAATCAGCATAGTCATCTTCGCGACACAGACAAACATCCTTGATGTAGTAACCTCGTGACGCATAGTCGGAATTCGTAAAATGTATCTGCGTTCCGTAGGCCGGGAACGGCGTCGCCTGATGATCGTTCCGCGTGAACACAAGTTTCCACGGCGGAGCCGCATCAGTCGATTCGTGCGTATTCTGCGCTTGGACCGTGTAGCAATTTGGTAGCGGTGAACTGACGTAGCCCACGCACTCAGCCGGAACCAGCGTCCAACCATATCCCTCACCGGACTGATTCATCCGCACTTCGCCATCGCCCCGTCCGACCATAATGTAGCGACCGGGATAGTGGATTGGCGGCTGTACGCCAATGACGAGGAATCCAAAGATCGCACTCGTATGACCAGGTTGATTGATCCACCCCTGTTCGTCTGTAATGTCGCTGAAGCCCATCTGCTCCATGCCCGTCCCATTACAACTGAACATATTGATGAAGGACTGAATGGGGTCCCACGGCCACGACATGCCGAAGAGGCTCCGTTGTAGCGACATTGCGTTCCGGTTAGCAGTGATTGCCGCGGTCCAAGCCATTTCATCGTCCCTTATGCGAATTCGGAATACGGCAGGCCAGCGCCGCCAGCGAAAATCGTCGTCTTATCATACGCACTTAGAGTGCGCGCCCAGATCACCGTCTCATCAATTATCGCGTCAGCACTGTTATTCACATAGTACGAATCCCTAGCGCCGATACCGAACCGACCACTACCGTTAAACACACCGAGGGTGTGTGCGACCGGCGTCTGCGCCACGTCGTTGACCGACATTCGCAGAAGATTAGCGATCTTATCGTGTTCGACAATCACATTATACATCACACCAACCACGGGCGTGACCGTATTGGACACAACGCCAACAGCCGTCGTTCCATTGTGCGTAACGTAGAAGGCGAACTGGTGCGGAATTGCATTGTACATTAGAATGTACTCGTACTGATCCGGCCCATTCCATTTACCGACAATATTCTGATGACTAGTAAGAGACTTACCTTTGAACCACGTCGAAATAGCGAAATTATCATCCCCCATGGAAAGGCTCGGCGCGGCGGCGTCAAGGACAAACAGTCCTTGCTGGTTTGCAACGACAAAATCCCGCCCTCCATTAATGACACCGGGAGCCGTACCCGGACTCGTACCCCCCGTCCCTTCCGCCGTAAGATGATTCGTCCCATGCGCGTCCGTTGCGCCACCCGTCGCTTCATCCAACTTCCAATAAGACACCAAGCCGGTACGCAGCGTATTTCCCTGTCCCCACGCCACCGTCCCAATGTTCGACTTCAAACCAACCGCATTTTCCTGTACGACGTACAGGTATATCGTGGTCATTGTCGGAAGCCCAATGGCCGTACCCGTATGCGGGCCTACAGCCGAAATGGTCTGATTACCCGCATATGTCGCCGGGGCGTTACTCGCATCGTGACCGGCTTTGATCTGAGCGAACGTAATGGTCGGTTGCGGCGAGCTACACGCCACATAGTACGCTATCCCATTATCCTGATCCGTAGTGAACGTGAAGTTTGCACTCGTACCAGCAACCGACGTTTTATTCACTGCCGAGATAACCGGCGGCGTCGTGAGAACCGTAAACACGCACGCCGGCGACACCGGATAAATCGGCGTCGTCCCATCGCTAGCCATGAGTTGAATTGTACACGAGTGCGGACCCGGCAGGAACGGGTCCATTAGCAGCTTGATACTTTGCGAGGCAATCTGATCCGCGCGAATTACGTGGCCCCGTCCCGGACCACCCCTGTCATTTATGACGCCATCCGTTTTCCAGATGAGTACCTGCCCAGCCGTCGGAGCGGTCGGCAACGTTACATCGAACTCCAACGTTCGCAACGCCGTGACACCGCCAACGTTACTCGACGTAAGTACGAGCATCGGAGTGCTTGCAACAACCTGCCTGAGTGTCCATGTTGCCATCAGACTGGTGCTCCGATTGACGTAAGATAATTTAAGAATGCCGTTCTAACGGCAGCGCGCATAGTGGCGTCCATGCCACCACCGCCAAACGTCAGAATGCCGATGGTGCAGGTGTCGAAACCAGAACCATCGCCCCACAGCACGAAGTTTGTATTGAGCGGCGCAATAGACGGTATTGACGGAAACGTACCAATCGACACGCCGTCGTGATCGCAGCCGCGCCCCGTCGAACTGGAGCGATACGAGAACCAGTAGCCCTTCTGCGTCCCGGCATTGGGAAAGCCAGCAGCCTCAGGGTTGTCATTGACACGGGAATACGTATTGCCGTCGTTGAACTTCGGATAGAGGCTCGACCCCGGCGCACTCGCATACGCAATGATGGGTCCAGGCGTCGTGTCGGTTGTTGACAAAATCCACACCGAATGATGCGCGCTATTTTGGGTGTAGTTTAGACCGGCGGCAGTCGGATTGAAGTCTGTGACGCCGTAGCCGCTTCCCGATGGATTACCCGTCCCCACTGCGGGCGTAAATGTAAGACCCGTTCCACTCTGTAGAAAAAATCCACGGGTTTTAAGACACGTCTGCGCCTGCTTGAAGTTTTCAGCACTCGGAATCCAGATACGATCAAACATCGTCCACGCCCCGGCATTCATCAAGTCTTCCATCAACAGCTTGACGCGCGCTTCTTGTGTCGAACTAACCGAACCGCCACCAGACCCACTTACAACTATAACTTCCGCCTTCCACGCCGCAACCTCCGCCGACGCATCAGCCCCGCCCGACGCAGCAATCGTCAACGCAAGTATCGTCCCCCAACCCGACCCCTCGTATTTCCCCTCAATGTTATACGTGCCCGGTGCCACAAGTGCCGTCATTCCGGTGAGAGTAATGTTACCGCCACCAGCTTCCGGTGCCGTGAGCGCATGGTAGCCCAAGCCGCCCATCGACTCGACCACGCCATTAACGCGAATATAAAGCTTCCCTCCCGTGACCGTCGTAACGCCATTGAAATTGACGTTAAGATCTGGGTTCACCACCGTAGTCGTATTATCGCCAACCGTCCCCGTATCATGCCCCGGATACAACTCCAACGACGGCGCGGCTATCGCCAACGTCGTGAACGACCACGCCGTCGGCGATGTGTAGGCGGCAGAGCCGTTGCCTGCCGCGTCCTGAACCGAGAACGCTCCAATAATAACGTAGTATTCCGTCCCAGGTACCAGCGGCGCACTGATCGTGAGGGTCGAAACTGCCCCTGCAATAGACCACGTAGTCCCAAAGTCACTAGCAAACCACGTCTGAACCGTCACCCCATCCGACGCTCGGTGAATGTGCATACTCGTTCCGAGCGGCGTCGGAAGGAACACTGGCTCATTCCACGTAATAACGAGATTCGTTGTAATCGACACGCCCGTCGCATTATCCACCGGCGACAACGACACAATCGTCGGCCCCGTCGTGTCCAGCGACAACGTGTGAAACTCATCATTTGGAATGTTAGACGAATTTAGCGCGGCGTCGCGATGTACGACATAGAAGTCGTAAAACGTATTAGTCGCCAGCCCATTTGGCGTCATCGCAGGTTGCGGCCCCACGCCGAACACCGGCTGCGAATCCTTATCCGTCGCAGGATTTCCACTTCCATCCGTTCCGGCCACAATCTGCGCCGCATTCGGCGGCACCGCAGCCGTCGGCACCACCACCCACCAAATCGTCCCGTTATTCTCATCCGTCGTCACAACATACGACGCCGTAGTCGTTCCCGTCTCCCCTCCCGTGAGTGCCGTCAAAATTGGAGCAATAAGGTCCGGCGCTAGTGCCGGCGCTACAGTCCATTTCTCGCCGTCCCAAGTGTACTGCGTCTGTCCAGTACCCGGAAACACCGGATAATGCTGTCCGACCGTAGGTGAAGATGGAAAATCAAATGCCATTGAGGTATCCCTTCACGCCGCCACCTGTACCCACTGCGTCGACGTCCCATCGTTATACCGAATGTATAGCCTACCCGTATCACTCTCCCACCAAAGCTGGCCAACCGTCGGACTGGCCGGTGGCGTATCGGAGATACTGACCACAGTACCGCCCCCGCCACTCGGCACCGCCGTCCACGCCGCATTCCGCCGTCCATAAATCGTCCCATCCGTGGGCGCTTCGGGTATCCCCCCGCCACTCCCACCGCCGAGCACCAGCGATACGGGGGCGCGAAGATGCTCGCCAGTGGACTGCGAGACGTACATAAATTCATCCACGCCCACCGGCGTACCCGCGTTCAACGACGGAATACTCACTGCCAACGACCGCGACGAGAGCAGATTACCTCCACCCGTGAGTCCCGTACTGGCAACGATACTTACGACCGAATGGTCAATATGTCTGTTCGCCACGTAGCCCGCTAACGTGTCGTGATTGATGATCGTATTGATCGACGAAATGAGACTCCGCCTCGGCCCGCCTGCGGCAATATCGACCACGAAGTAATCCAACCCCGACAACGGAACAACGGCAAGTTCGCTCGGAGCAAAGTCGAACGTCCGACTCGTCACAATATTCCCACCGCCCGACAATCCGAGTCCCGCCGTCAGCACGACGAGAGAATGCCCGACATGCCGATCAGTCGAATAATTGAGGAGGAGATTATGGTCGATCTGCGTCTGATCGAGCGTGAATCGGATCGATTTCGGCGTCGTACCCGCATTCGCCAGAATCGCTATCGCCGCATTAGCTGACGTCAGTTCAATCGCCTCCGCACCGACTGGCGTCAGTGTGACGGCCCCACCCTTCCAGGTGTAGAAGTACGCATTGCTCGCAGCCAGCCCGGCAACCGTCGACCACCCCAACTCACTCAAGAACCGCATCGGGGACCCTACGGGTCCCGGACCAGGGTCCGGTACGAGTCCCGTGGAGTGAGACGGACCAGTATAGCCAAACACTTCAAGATCGAGTGACGCACTCACGCCGATCCAATTCGAATCGCTGGCAAAGAGCAATGACGACCCACCAACCACAATCGTCGCCTTCGTGACACCCAGCGCATCATTAATCGTCAGATTGCCCGCCGTCCCGATATTGGCCACAACGTAGAATCGTCCGGCCTCATACGGCGGCAACGTGACAACGCGATCCACACCCCCCGCATCGAACACATTGACGATCGAACCATTCTTGGTGATCGTAACAGGTCCCGTTAGCACCTTCTGCGAATGCGAAAACTTCCCACTCTTCCACCGCGTGTTGAAATTTGCAGAATCCTCATTGTCCGTTCGCATGACGAATGTTCCTAACAGGCTCGAACAAGTTTACGCACGACAATCGTCGGCTGGACGTTGGGATGTGGCACACCGCCAGCGGTGCTGCTCCCTGTAATGCTGCCACTGCCACCGCCGGAAAAGCTGTTAGTGCTATTAGAAACATTCGTGGTGTCATACGGAACGCCGCCACCACCAACAGGGCCACCACCAGCAAAAGCGCCAACAGCATAGGGAACATACAAACCTGGGTTGCCCGCTGGATAGACCGTAACGGAGACGGAAGCACTTCCCGTCACCGGGACACTCGGTATATGCGAGGCTGAGAGTAAATATGCCCCCGCGCCACCAACCGAACCAACCGCCGACGCAACGACTCCAGCCAACAATCCCAACGTATCCTCACCAACCTCCGTCCGTCCGCGTTTATCGCGCAACGTCGTCGTACCGAGCGCCAGTGCCAGCTCAGCGAACGTCGTCCCACTGAACACCGTCCCGTCCAACACGAGGTGTCCAGCTGGCGTCCCCGTCCCATCAAAGTTAATCGTGGAGCCAATCATCGGCCCATTCTTGATACAGAACCACGCACTCCCGTTCCAGAGGAACTTCGCTGGACTCGCTGTGACGCCCACTCGCACCGTCGACGTCGGGCCGAACTGTCCGAAGATATTCCCGCTCGGCGGCGAAACCGTGATGGCATTGGCATCCGTTGAATACTTGAGTATTTCGCAGTGCCATCCAAGATCCGTCACGCCCAGCGCCGGTAATGTGACCGTCGCATTACCCGCCGTCGTGTCGTAGAGGATACTTTGACCATTCTGCGCCATCGTCAGCGTGGTAGACCCACCACCAGTCCCAACTCCCGTCGACGGCAAGTAGAACGGCCCCGTCGCATTCGGGAACGTATTTTGCAACACGCCCTTAATCAGCCGTATATGATCGTCACCTTGTGACTTCGGCTCACCCGCCGTCGGCCACTCCTTCGTGAGTCCGGCGATGAACGTGGACGGCGTTAGTGCTTCGAGGCCCATTAGTTGTTCCTCCCCATGATGAGGGGCCTTCCGGCCAGCTCGTCCTCGACCACATCACCGATGAACGCCCGACCACCGATTTTGGCCATGAGGCCAAACTTCTCCGCCGCGCCCTTATCGCGCACGTCACCAGCGACCGCGAGTCCAGCGAGGCCAATCATGTAGTTGGGAGCGTGCTTCAACCACGCATTCTCAATATCGGAGTCTAACGGCAGCGCGGCCTTGTAGTACGTCAGGTACACAATCCCCGCGACCTTCGGCACTGGATTGAATTCAATCCGCGTCTTATCAAGGAGTACGTAATGCCGCATCTCGGCTGTCGTAATCGGCTCGTCGGAGCGCCTACGACTCAGCTCGACATACGTGTCATACGTATCGTAGAAGTATGGTGGGTAATCATCATGCAGTCGGATAAACCCCGGCGGCAGAACGTACGCTCCCGTACCAGCCACCACCGGAATTTCCACATCGAACACCAGTAGCCAGTTTGGCAGCGTCTGGCCCAGCTCGAGGTCCCGCTGTACCTGCTTGAGGGCGGAAATAATGGCCGCATCTTGGGTCTGGCGGAACCCTAGTCCGCGCTTGATAATCGTAATGGCTTCGGAACGTAGCATAGCGGTTTCCTTCTGGAAATAAATGGGCGGTTAACAATCGTATTAACCGCCCACTCCCTACTACAGACCGCCCGTCCAACCCCCAATGCCAAGGGCAGAATCACCCAGACAGGTGATATTACCCGTCGCCCCGACTGTAGCAGGAATCACCGCCACAGCACCAGCAGCCGCATTGTTGACCGTCAGCGTGAACGCCGCCCCGTTCGTAATCATGAACGTCAGCCCACGCATATCGGCAGAGACTGCCGGGAGCGTCAGCACCCGCGCAGCGGTTGGGGTCATCTGGATGATCGGCCCCATGTCCTGATCCAACGTCGCATTCGCCGTACCCGGCAGCGTCGTAATTCCATACTTGATCCCGCCCCGAATTATAGGACGTTCGATGATGGGATCTTCCAAATTAATTCTCGACATAGTCGTGTCCTTTCTTCGCGCGACCGCTAGGTCTTGCTGATGTTGCCGAGATAGGCCATCGTGAGGCCGCCATACCCCACCTCAAGCCCTGCCTCAGTCTGGATATAGCCGCGACGAACGTCCTCATCTTCAGCCTGAACGTCGTCCTTCGTCTTCGTGTCCCGTCCCTCCAGCGGGGCCCACTTGATCGCATCGAAGTCCAACACGAACATCGACTTGGAGTAGACGCCATGACGGCTCATCAGCGGGTGCGTCTTAATCAACAGCCGACCCATCGGCAGGATCAACTCCTGGAAGTGAATGCCGTAGATCTTCACGCGCTCTGTCGTGTTGATCTGCACATTCGTCGCGGCATTGAAGATCTTACCCAGCTCCATCGCCGCCGCATTGCCGACGAACGCCACGCGCGTATCACCCGCCCCGGTGTTGAAGTCGAACACCGGCGCAATGTCAGTCGTCAGCGTATCAATCGTCACGGCAGACGAGTAGATCTTCGTATTGCTCGCAGGAATGAACGTCCTGAGTCCGCCCATCGTGCGCTTCGGCTTGCCGTTCTCGCCAGTCGTTTCAGACCTTCGTCCGAACAGAATGGCCATCTCGATGTCGCGAGAGTGGTCATACGACTTACGCTTCTTGTCGTTCGACCACGGATCGCCCGTCCGAAACTTCGTGTGATCCACCGTTCCGGTGAGTTCATACGTATTCTTGAAGATCTGCGTATAGTTGTAGAACTTGATCGGATTCCGACTGACGGCTCGCGGCGCGCCCGTGCCTTCAGCGTAGGAGCTACCGATCAGCGTCATCCACGAACTCGCAGCTACCGAACCCGCCGTGGAGCCTGCCGCGCCCCGCTTCGCCGTAAACTGCGTGTCGGACAGCACGTTGTCGATCTCGATAATCTCTGGCGTCCAAGCCGCAGGTTCCGGGACGACCTCAATCATCAGCAAATCGCCCGGCTTGAGATGCGTCGCCGTGCCGTAATTCGCGCCGAGCGTGGTGGCCGTCGGATCAGCCGATCCAATCGTGAACAACGTGTCGCCCGCCGCGTATGTGGCTGACGTGGTCTGAAGGCGCACCAACGCATTACCCTCATTCCACCACGCAAATTCCGGATCTTTCACGACCCGCTTTCCCGCTTTCGCCGAGAGGGCGAAGATCGGCGCCTCGCCATTCGGATTGAACCACAGAATGTTCTCTCTGAAGTCCTTTGGCCGTTCGTCTGCACCGAAGTCTCCAGTTCCCCGGAGCCCTGCAATACCACTCATTTTCGTCTCCTACTACGACCTTAGTCGTAATTTGTACCGAGTCCACTCCAAGGATTGGCTGGCTCGGTGGCTATTGGGGCACCCCCTCCACCATTGACTGCGGGCCGGAATGACGTTCCGCCTCTCGGCAACTGCGCCGCAGGCGCAGGAGCTGTCGGAGCAGTAGTCGTTCCTTGCGGAATACGAAGGCTTGCCATTACCATCGGACCGACCTCCTGGATCAACTGATCCAGCGAGATGCCCGGATTGGCCTTACGGTAAACCGTCGCAATACGTGCCGCAACTTCACGGTGTTGAGGATTCGAAACATCAAGCGCCTTGTGGGTTTTGAAGAACTGCTCCTCCGCCCCATCATTGGCCTTGACCACGGTATTGTAATTCTTAATCATTCCCGGCACAGCCTGCGCCAGGAATTTCTGCATCGACACCTGACTCTCGAAGAAGGCCCTCGCGAGCATCTTAGGTATCGCTGCCCCCGGATCAGCATCTAGCTCCCGGAGGTCCTCCTCGGATAACGCAAACTTGGTCGCCGCCAAGTGCGGTATCACAGCGTCGCGGTTAGCTTCTAGGCCCTCCGCGATTCGCCACGGGTCAGACGCCGTGAGTGGCCGGGCGTCGCCCGTCCCCTCTGGAGGTTGCGCTGCCGTGGGCGGCGGAGCCGGTGGCACCGGCGGTGGCTGCACAGGCGGCGGCTGTAGCGGCTGCTCTGGAGGCACCGGAGGCACAACTGGCTCCGTCGGCGGCGGAGGTGGCTCCGCCGGAATTGACAAATAGTCTAAATCATCGGTGGAGCCAAGTTGGGACCAGTCAGGTCCCGCCGCTGGCGTCGCCGCGGGTTCGGCGGGAGCAGCACCACCAACAGTACCACCCCCGCCGTCCGTCGAAGCGGGAGACGGCGCAGGGGTCACGGAAGTCCCACCGCCACCGCCATCACCGCCTGAGGCGCCTGCGGCGCCTGTACCGCCGCCGTCATCAGGGCTCAACGTCATCATTGGCATAAGCCATTTGTTGTTGAATGTCAACATTGGTGTTATTCCTCATCGCTATGGGCGGGGCGCAACTCGAGCGCTTCGCGCATTTTCATATGTGGGAGCGTAGCGGCGAGACTCAGCCCGCTCAATACGCCCTTAGCGAACTCGACCTTAGTCGATTCCAAGACGTTCTCCAGTGGCTTCATAACCGCCGCGTGATGGTTCTGCGCCACCGCGTCGATCAACGCGATGAAGCGCGGCCAACCCTTATGCGCGATTAACCCGGCGAACAACTCAGCATCCTCACGGACCTGCCGTCGTTCCTCCCGCTGCTTCAGTTCAATATCATTCACGACGTCCATGTTGGTGCCTCAATATGCTGGTGGTGGAGTGGCTAGTGCGTTATTGCCGCTGACCGTGGCGCTATCCGCGCCCGGCGGCGGAATGCCCGGACGCCCCGGCATCGGAATGACGTTACCTGCGCCTACGGCATTCGTCATGTCCATCCCCGGCGGCATGACTTGTACTTTGAACTGGTTAATATTCTTCAACCCTGCAAGGGTTCCGACCCACGAGAAGATCTTCACCCAATCGAACCCCATCGCGACCTGCGGCGGCATCATTCGCAGGTTACTCATCATATCCTTCCAGAGGTTCGCCTGCGCCGCACGGTCTATCGGCAGCGTCCCATCCACCGGCACGAAATTGAAGAACCCCAGAATATCATCCGGCGTCACGTTCAGGAAGTTTGGCCCGGCGGCTAGCGCCAGATCGCCAACGATTTTAAGTTTCAAGTTCGAGTCGTAGAACTGCTGTGAGTTCTGGACTAACTTCTGCGAATGGGGCGAGAAACCCATCGTCGACATGTATTCTGTGTTTGTTTTCAACCTGTTAGTACCGAACCCCGCCGCCGTCCTCACTTCCGTAGCGGTCTTGCGCCCGCCGGTGTTCAGGACGCCCATGATCTGGTCATTGATACCCAACGTACGCTCACCAAGTGTGAACATCTGTTGAAGGTCTTGCATGTTCGTACGCGTAACGTCAGTGACGGGAATCTGCGTAAAGATGGAACGGATGTCAGTGCCGAAGGCTTCGGGGCGCAAGCGCCAGATGAAGCCGGGTTCGCCCGCCTCAACGTCCTTCAACACGAGTTTCGACGGGTCCACAATGAATTGATTATTGAGCGCGGCACGGACATTATAAAAGTGACTATTAACAAGCCAGTCCATCGTATTCTGTAACGGAGCCACAATTTCCGGTATGCCGCGAGACTCCGCCGAGTACCCCTCCACCTCACTCTCAAGGATCGAGAACGGGAACTTCGAATGCATATGGCCAAGCGGGCACGCGCCAATAATGAGGCCAAAGTCCTCTGTGATCGTAAAACACCACTTCTGAGGGAACGACTCTGGTCCGACGCCCCAATCCCGGGGGACCAGATCGACATAAAACTCGAACGCGAAGACGGCAGCCGGGTGCTTCTTCTTCTCATTGTCGCCACCCTCGGAGTCCGCATCCATGTTCAACTGCGCCGCGGCCCAATCTGGCCTCTTCAGTTGCGCTGAATTATCATCCGAGTGCCGATTAGTCGCATGTTTTTTGAGGTTCTCCAGGTTCGTATAGTATCCCGAATCGGCTCTCCTCATCACGTCGTTCCACAACATCCTCTTCAGGACGAAACAAAACTCCCCGCTCTGGAAGTTCTTCATCGACACTCTCGGATCTCTCCAGAAGTCGAACGGGTTCACGTTGTACGCTTTGTTCCCCGTGTAGCCCGTGAGTTCCACCGTGGCCTGATAGAGGCCCATCTGGCCCGTGACTGGATCGGGCATCTCCGCAAGCTGGCCATATGCAATCTTCTCGACATCCCAGTATTCCCCCAGAATCCCACAGCCATATTTCCCGGCGTCGTACATCCACACATAATACGGGCCGAGTAGACGGCCCACTTCGACCTGATAGTCGATCAGCGCCTCCATCGACTGAACCTGCATCTCGCTCTCGCCGTGACGGCCCGAGTACTGATGTACTGGCGTCCTCCCAAAGAACACAGACGTCCAATACGTGTGAGCACTCATCAATAAGGCGTAAGAGTAAGGCAGCATTATCGTCGTGTACGTCTGCGTCCCCTTGAGGTCCCTCCGGTTGCGTCTCGTCGCATCGACGTCGCTCTCCGGAACATACGCCAGCGTCCTTTCCTCCGCCTTTCGCCATATCCCCTCCTGCGTCGTCCGGTCCTTTTTGGCGAGCATCACGCGTGACTGTATCATCGCACAGAGCTTTTTATGGAGCGGCGTATCTTCTTTGAGTCGGAGCGTTGGCATCAGGGCGCTCCTCGAACTAGTTTCAACGGCTCCACATCCGCCCCTTCGGAGCTACCGTCGCCCGCCGCCCACGGATTGACGAGCACACTCAACGCAATACTCGCCGCGTCGAGTTCATCGTCATGATCGGAGCTGGGATACGTATCGAACTGCGCGATGAACGGCGTGTCCTCTGGTCGTACCCACATATGACCGTGGCTCGCTTGCGGCGCAATAACGGAACGAATCCGCGCATACTTGTTCTTCCCGACGAACGGGACGACAGTGTAATACTGCCGACGCCGGCTCATTTCCTTTTCGAGCAGCCACTTCAACGTCCGTTGGTACATGACGGACTCTACGACGATACTTACGACACGATATTTCTGCGCCATCTCGAACGCATTAGTTATGGTCCAATCCGGGGACTCGCCACGCACGCTTCGCCGCTCCTGAAGGTAGTAATTATCGCCGCGGCGTCCCCACACGTGGAGTACCTCGTAGTCGTCTCCCTTGAAGCCCTTCTCCATCTGCGCGTCACTCGGCGGCGGCGTCGGATCAATCGCCAGCACGTTCGTGGCATTCGGGACTGGCCCCGGCTCCGTAATGTACTTCAGCCACTCACTACGGAACTCACACAGCTCCGGCGAGACGAGACGGAGTTCCATCTCACGCGCAAACACCGAGAGCTTATTAATTGCTACGGCGGCGCGCTTCTCATCCCGGAGTGTGTCACTAGGATAACGTTCGGGCCATACACTGATTTGCTTGTCCACCGGAAGGTCCGCTGTCGCGGGTGTCCAGCAACTGACCTCGATAGTCTTCCACGTTGGATCACCACGCGCCACCGAACTAACGTCCTCACGATGTTGGGGCGTGACGAGCATGGACATCTTCGCATTCGGGTCATCGACGACCGGGGCCAGTGATCGTTTGAGGGCACCATGCACCAAGTCACTTATTTTCTCCCGCTGTTCCTGTGTGGCACAGTTCTCATCCGTGAGGATGTCGTCTAAAACAATGTAGTCTGGTCGGTAGTCGTCGAAGTTGATTCCTCGGATGTTACCAGTGATGCCCACGAAAAGGCACCAGATGTTCGTTTTGAGCGTCTCGTGCCAGACTTCGAACTCAATATCCGTCCACTTACGTCCAGGGGATAGAGCAAAGGTTCCTGCCCAAAGTTTGTTACGTTCGACGTTATTCCTAAGCCAAGCGCCCGACCGAGCTGCCGCGCCCTCGCTCGCGCCAACGTAGAGGATGGTCTTTGACACTCCATAGGCAATCCGTTTGGAAGTGTTAACGCGAGCGATAGTTGTCTTCGCCCCGCCGCGGAAGATGCGCTGATTGGAGTATCGGATCGCGGGATCATTGAGGTCATCCCAGATCTCCTTTTGGAAGGCCGGTGACTTCTGTCGAAACGTGTTCGGAAAAAACGTGCGGGCGTAGATGTCATTATCAATGGCCCCGAGCGCCACGGCGTCAGCGACGGACAGCTTGACTTTCGGCGTCCCTAGATCTTCCATTGAAGGACCTCCAGCCCGTGACCGGGCCGATGGAGGGACGTGATACGACGGTACTCGCCCGGCAGCTGGATACTCGGATCGTAGCTGCGGCAAATCTCCACCGTCCGAATGCGCTGACTAGGAAGTAACTTTGTAACTAGAAGCCGGTATCGTACCATTAGCTGCTCCCACACGCGCTCTGTGTGGGAGAGTTTGACCTCAACGATCAGCGTTTCGGGACCAAGGTGGAGGAGGCCGTCGAGGACTGCCGCTTTTGGTTTCGAGCGATATTTGTAGCGTATTGTGGGAGACCGAACGAAGCAACCACCGTAGATGGCTGTCAATACGTCCACCACGCGTTGCTCGTACTGGAGGCCTGCCTTCTGCGAGCCCTTGTAACGGTTTCTGGTCTTCCATGATACGGGGGCGCTCCAATAGACGTCGGTGAATGATGGTCGTTGCACAGCGGGGCGCGCCCCGGCCAAAGGCCGCTCTGGCAGAAACACGTCGGCGTTAAATACGTTCATGACGTCAGTGGTGGCTCACTCGGTTTGCGACGGAGGAATATCACGTCGTGGTCCCCGAAGTTCTTCATGGTAGCTCCCTCCTCGCCTGGAGGGCGGGTGCGCATAAAGTCCTCGGGTTTCATTCCATTCAGTGGTAGGATCTCGCCCCATTGTTCTCCCCACTCTTTGAACACGTCAGGCTCTAGCTCCGGATCGACATGGCCGAAGTATTGACCCGTGAGGGCGCGGCCAACGTCTGCGTCAGCCATCCTTCGTCCCCGGCTCCGCCGGAGTAATGGTCTGCGCCCCCGCCCCAAGAGCGCGAGCTTCGCTCGAAGATCCTGTCGCGCCGTCGCCAAGAGGCGACAATTCTGTCGCGCCCCCGGCAAAGCCGGGTCGTTCCAGGTCTCGAACAGACGCCGTGTCTGAGGTAGGCGTGACGTCAACTAGCTGAGGGGCCTGTGAACGACGTAACGCTTCACGGGCCTGTTCGAGATCCGTTAGGGATACAGCGACGTGGACCGACTGGGGAGCCTGACCCACGTTCACCGTGACGGCGCCACCGGGAGGAGATGCGCCGTAACCGAGATTCTTCAGGGAGCTTTCGCTGACCCGTGCCAGCATTTCCAGCGGAATGGTGTCACGCTTTTTGTCCAGCGTCTCAAGCATGTGGTCGAGGGACTTCGAGGCCACGGTGAATAGCTTGTCCCGCACGACGCTGTCGAGCTTCTCGGCGTGGTGCGCGCGGCGCTGACGGAAATACGCCTTGAAGGCGTCGGTGGCGATGACCGTCGAAATCGTGGCGGGGTTCCGTCCGAAGTGCGCCGCCATTTCATTCTGGGTGGCGCTGGGGTTGGCGATCATGAAGTCGGCGAGGGATTCGTACCACCAGCGCATTTTGCGCGTGGTTTTGCGGAACTCGTGGATACTCCCGCCGGAAGCGGCGATAGCGGCCTCTTTGGTTTGCGGGGCGCTCATGGTCGGAGTTGTCCTGTGTGGTAGGAGTATGCCGCCTTAGGCGGCGGCGGGGCAAGGGGAATGCGATAACGGGGCAGTTTACTCATGGAACCATTTTGACGCGCCGCAAAATCACCGGACGTCATACTGCATCGTGGCCGGAAGGCCATGATGGGGCAGTTTACTTTCCGAAATTTTGGCGCGTCGGGAATGGTATGAAAAAGAAGCGGCGGGCCCCCCGCCGTGGGGAGTGTATGGGCCGGCGCAGTCCAGGGCGATTAGTGACAAGCCACGGAATAAAAAAACGGTGGCCAACATGGCCACCGCAGTGTCTTGATAGGGATGGGGGACACCCCCATCAGGCTGCTAGGCCAGCGAATCGAGGGACTCGGCACCCGCGCTACCGCGCGCCTTTGCCCGCATGGCAAGGTAAATGGCCTTAACGGCCTTGTTACCGAATACCTTTGCGAGATATTCCTCGTCCTGCATTTTGGCAACGTAATCGTCCACGCTACCCTTTGCGCCAGTCCCCAGCGCCTCAATCAGCGCAGCGGCGAGTGTGGGCTTATCCGCACGGCTACCCGTGCCAGCCTCGCCTTCCTGCCGCTCGCGCCAAACATTATTGCCAATTTGCGCGAATACATCATGCAACGCAGCA